AACATCACCCGTTTTGCAGCGATTGCTAAAGGGCGCAGTGAAGTCGGCACCCCGCGTCAGTCTGCAATCGTCACCGCCAAAGAAGCCAGCAAGAAGTTCTACGCTATGGGCGGCTACCGCGCTGCAACCGAGTTGCAGCCTGAATATGGCGACGCTTTTTGGAAAGCTCTGAAGTCCGGCAAGCACGGCTTTGAAGCGTTTGCATTCCAGAATGCAGCGTTGGGCGAAGGCGGAACGACTGCTGACGGTTCCGCGCTGGTTCCAATCGAGACCGATCCGTCGATCCCGAATCTGGCTATCGTTGAATGCTCTGCTCGTAAGTTGAGCAAAGTCATCACGACCAGCATGAACCTGAACCTGCCGTATCAGAGCGCGAAAGCGACCGCTGCGATCAAAGCCGAGTCCAACAACTCCGGCACGAATGCATACGCGACCAGCGTTCCTCAGTTCGCGACGACCGAGTTGCAAGCCTATGTCGTGGGCGACAGCGTTTACGCATCTTGGGAACTGTTGCAGGACAGCAAAGCCTGCGCTGACTTCCTGACTGCCGAACTCGGCCGCATCATCACCGTGGAAGAAGAGTATCTCTTCACGAACGGTAACGGCTCTGGTCAGCCGCAAGGCTATCTGGGCAACGGCACGACTGCAACTGGCGCCAGCATTACTGGCGGCGCTGCAACTCTGGGCATCAACCCCATCATCGACACGATGGGCGCATTGAATGCCGCGTACTACAACCGCGCTAAGTGGTTGGTAGCGCGTCCTGAGTTTAACCGTCTGTTGAAGGCGCAGATCGCGGCTTCGCAGTATCAGACGTTCGTGACGTTCGATCCAGATGGTTCAGCACGCTTGTTCGGTTATCCGGTGGCTTTCTCGGCTGAGATGCCCACTTATGTCTCGTCTCCTTCTACCGAGGGCGCCTGGATGTTTGGGGACTTCAACGCGTTCGCAGTCATTGGCGACCGTTACGACAGCAACATTCACATCAAGGTCCTCGACCAAGTTGCGGCTCTGAATGGACAAACGGTGATCCTCGGTTACCGCCGAACGGATCAGCGCGTTGTCCTGTCCGAAGCTGTGGTGCAGCTAAATACGAATGGATGATGAGTACCTCTCCTGCTCATCACTACAAAACAAGCCACTCAAACCTGGGTGGCTTTTTTGTTTGTCAGCAGTACCCCGTAACAGATCCCCAGACATAGTGGGAGAGGTTAGTGAATGAGAACGTTTTACACGTATATCTGGCTCAGAGAGAACGGCACTCCGTACTACATTGGCAAGGGCACAGGTCGTAGAGCTTTTACTGGACGGCGCAACGATGGACATTTGCCCCACCCGCCGCGCAACTGCGTTCTGATCCAAGAGTTTCCATCAGAAGCAGATGCCTTCGCTGCTGAGACCTTTATCATCGGCTACTACGGTCGCAAAGACAACGGCACTGGAATACTCCGCAACCTGACTGATGGTGGAGATGGAATCGCTGGATACAGGCACACACCTGCCTCTCGCCAGAGCATGAGCGCAAAAAGAAAAGGAAAAAAGCGCCCACTGCATTCCGTAGTAATGCAGCGCTTGTGGCAGTCATCTGAGCACAGAAACACTGTCAGCGCTGCTCAAACAGGAAAGCCTAAGCCTCTATCGCCAAGCGGAAAGCTGGCTATGGCTGCGCATAATCGCACATCCGAGAATGCAGCAGCCCTCGCATTTGGTCTCCACAATCGCTGGCACGTCAATAGGGGTATCTCCAGCAAGGAGTGTGCTCTGTGCCAAGCATAGCTGAGCAATATATCGCTGACGTTATCTCCGGCAAAGAAGTGGCTGGACCGTGGATCATAAAAGCCTGCTTGCGGCATCGGCGCGACTTAGAACACGCTGCGGAGCGCGGCTTTTACTTCGATCCCGCTGCTGGACAACATCCGATTGATTTCATTCAAGAGTTTTGCATTCCGCCAGAGAGCGAGGAATGCATGGTCCTCACGCCGTGGCAGCACCTGTTCCTCTATATCACCTACGGTTGGAAGAGGATCGCTGACAACACGCGGCGCTTTCGCCGTGCTTACCTTGAGATCGCTAAGAAAAACGGAAAAACCTCACTTGCTGCTGCGCTCGTGCCGTATCACCTCATTGCCGACAACGAGCGTTCAGCCCGTGTGTTCTGTGCTGCGACAACTGCAAAGCAGGCTGATACGTGCTTCAAGCAAGCTGCTGCGCTTGTAGCGCGGAGTCCAGAACTAAAGGGCGTGATTCACCAAGCGGGCAATGATCCTCACATTCTCGCACTCTTCACCGATGACCTCGGGCGTGCAAGCAAGATGTCGCGTGAAGCTGGCACTGAAGACGGCGCGATGGTCAGTTGCTCCATCTTGGATGAGCTTCACCGCTGGAAAAGCGGCTCAGGTCTATACAGCATTCTTCGCTACGGTGCCCGTACTCGAAAACAGCCGCTGATGATCGAGACAACTACCGCTGGCGCCTCTGCGGATGGAACCTCACTTTGCTGGTCGGAGCGCGAGTACGGAACAAAGATTCTGGATGAGCATGTCATTGATGACGAATTCGTTCCGTTCATCTTTTGCATGGACCCGAAGGATGACTGGAAAGACCCGAAGAACTGGGTGAAATCGAATCCATCAATGGGCTACCTCTTTGATGAAGAGAAGATCCTCAAAGAGTTCAACGAAGCTCAAGGAAAACCGACATCACTTGGAGAGTTCAAACGCTTCGCCCTCAACATCTGGTCGAGTGAGTCAGCCGATCCTGCAATTGAAATCGAGAAGTGGGATGCGTGTTGCCGTGAAGATATAGCGACTCACCCTGACGCCAAGCGCCTGAGGAAAGAAGCTCTCGAACAACTAAAGGGTCGCCTGTGTTTCGGTGGTATTGACTTGGCGCCGAAGTTGGATACTTCGTCCTTGGTGTTGCTCTTTCCGCCGCTAATCTCCACCGAGAAATGGAACGTCCTTGAGTATTTCTGGTGCCCTGCCGACAACATCGCAGACCGTGTAAAGCGTGACCGCGTTCCGTATGACGTGTGGCGCGATGACGGCTTCATTGTCCCCACTCCCGGCAACCTCACCGATGTTCGCTACATCGCGGAACAAATCGCCGAGATAAACAAGCAGTTCGACCTCAAAGAAGTCGCATACGACGATGCTTGGTCAAGCGAACTCATCCGCATGTTGGGTGAAAGCAAATTCCCAATGGAAAAGTTCGTTCCATTCCCGCAGTCCCACCTCCGCATGAATGCGCCGTGTCAGGAACTGATGCGGAAAGTCCTCCGTGGAGAGTTTGCCCACGCTCGTAATCCAGTGATGCGCTGGCAGATGGCAAGTCTCAGATGGAACACCCAGTCTGGAACCAACTTCGTGAAACCGGCGCGTGATCGCAAGCGAGACAAGATCGACGGTCCTGCCTCACTAATCATGGCGCTTGCTCGCGCAACTGCGCCTGAGAACCAAGTGAAACCGAAAAAGCCATTTTGGGTGGTCACCTCTGCGTAGGGCAGAGGGCGTAACAGTTCTGAGGATATGTAGGGAGAGTCATTATGTCGAGAGCAAGAAAAGTAGATTACAACGCAGTTGCATTGTATGCCCAGCAGCACCCCGAAGCAGTTCAAACCGAGATTGGGCGGGTGTTCGGTATCACGCAGGGCTTGGTAGGTCGAATTCTGCGCCGCCTTGACCTGACGAATACACATCGCGGAAAGCCACGCAAAGTAGATCCGCCAAAAGGAACGTGGGCAGAGGTCGCTTATTTCTACTGGGACCGCCACCTGCAAGAGCTTGGCTTTGGAATGCGCCGCGGCGACAGGCTTGGCGGCAAAGAGTTGCTGTATGGTGACGGTCCTGCATTGCAGTTGCAGCAAGCGCTTCAGGCAGATAGCGCAGCGCTGCCGGAAGAAGGCGATGAGCAAAGTATTTTTGAGGTGCTTACTAGGGAAGCGAGTCCACTGACTCATTGCCCGTCTTTAAGTTCCGCCGAGTCCACTGATTCTGAGGAATGCCTAAGTTGAATCCGCACACTGTCCTACAAGAGCGCTATCCCAGCGCAGATTTCTCGCTTTACTTCTGCCATTTAGAGGCATGCAGAACGGTCAAGGGCCTCAATACCCATGATCACCACATCTGCCCTCGTGCTCAGTTCCCAGAGTACGCAGAAGGCTGTCCGGAAAACCTGATCACGCTCGCCGTTGAAGATCACCAGCAGGCGCACAGGTTGTTGGCGGCTGCTCATCCGGCATTTAAGCACAAAACACCTGATGCCTGGATTGATGCGGCGTCTAAGGGCGGGAGAATCGGCGGAAGTATCACAGGTCCTAAGAACAAAGAACTCGGCAGAGGGATATTCGCACTCACTCTTGAACAGCACAGAGGAAACAGCAGCAAAGCTGGGCGCAAAAATGTCCAAAGTGGACACTTGGATTCCTTAAGAACACCTGAGCACCAAGCAGTTGCTGGGCGCGTGGGCGGCAAGATCACCGCTCATATCCGCTGGCATGTTCAGCGGAACGTTGTGAAAGAAGGCTGCGCATTATGTCTCTAATTTCACTCAACCTTAACACGCCGCCTTACAGCTTCCAGAACAGCGGCGCCAGCACGATGGCTGCTCCCAGCGCAGATTTAGTGCAAAGTTTGTTGGGATTTCCCGCCGCCGCCGGAAAGCCAGTTACGAGAGCAACCGCAATAAGGGTCGCCGCTGTGTTGTCTAGCGTGAAGGTGCTTGCAAATGACATCGCAAAGATGCCGCTGATTTTGCATGAAACTAAAGAGGTAAATGGGCACCAGCGGAGACAACACGCAATAAACGATCCCCTTTACTCTGTGCTTAAAGACATCCCGAACAGATGGCAAACCAGTTATCAGTTGCGTTGGTTCTTAGCTTCACAGTTGATCATGAAAGGCGCGTGCTTTTGCCAAAAGATTACTGACCAAAAAGGTGACGTGGTTGAGCTTGTTCCACTGAATGCTTGGTCGATGGACCTAAAGTGGGATTACAGCGGCGGTCCTAATCCGCAGCGCGACTCCCGAACTGGAAAAATGGTTCCCGTTCTGTGCTGGCACTACATGGACGGTCATTCAGTCGTTCAGAAGTTCTATCAAGACGACATCTGGCACGTTACATCGCACAACATCGAAGGCATTGGCGTTGAAGGCGCTTCGATGATTGCGCTCGGCAAAGAAGCGATCAGCGTTTTGATTGCCGCAGAAGAAACGGCTGGGCGGCAATTTGCAAACGGCTTGGGCATGGGTGGCTTCATATCCTTTCCAGTTGACGGAGGACCGGACGAATCACAAGCGCAAAACGTCGTGGATCGGCTGAAGAAAGACTTTGCAGGTTCTCAGAATGCAGGAAAGTTCACGATCATTCCCCACGGCGGCAAGTGGGAGAAGATGACCTTCAATGCGCAAGAGTCTCAACTGCTTGAGTCTCGGAAATGGAATGAGGAAACTGTCGCCCGATTGTTCGGCGGCGCTCCGTTAGTTGTGAAGCTCGGGCTTGGAGCGCAGAACAGCACTTATGCATCCAGTTCCGCATTCCTTGATGAGTACTTCAACACCAGCTTGCTGCCTTACACAACCGCAATCGAGCAGTCGATCACGCGGGACCTAATTCCGAAAGCAGAGCGCGGTAAGAAATATGCCAAGCATGCTGCGGACATCATT